AGAATACGAGAAATTCTTGGTCAGAAAAAGTCTGAACGCTGTGCAGACTATGTGGGGTGTTCTCTAGATGATCTTCGTTCACATATTGAAAAGACGTTTGTTGAAGGTATGACGTGGGACAACTATGGGTCCGAATGGCACATAGATCACAAGATACCATGTGCAGCTTTTGATATGGACGATTCTTTAGAACAAAGGGCGTGTTGGCACTACACAAACTTACAGGCCTTATGGGCTAGAGATAACATCATAAAAAAGGACAAGTTTTTTGAACAAGACAAGGCGGACTATCTAAGCAGTTTTGGCGTTTTTATAAACGAATAAAAATCCTTTCAATTATTAAATGCCTTTCACTCTTCAGGACCCCGTATCTGGTCTGTTCTGGACCTCTGGAATCTTCGGTCGCGTTCAGCTTGGAACCACCCCAAACACATACGTCCTCGAGGGTTCTTCCATAAAGAACACCGAGACGGGCAACTACGTGAATCACGTGGCTGATTTGCTTCACGAGGGTGGCGCGTCCGAGGAGTTTGTGTTTGGTGCCGACGGAACCATCACGTCTCAGGGCAAGGCGGTCATTGCTGGAGCGTTTCTACGCGTCGGGGTTTCCCCGGGAACCCCCTGGGTCAAGGTCGAGGCGGCCGAGGCTGATGACGTGCCCGTCCCTCGCGCATCTGCTTTGATTGAGGAGGCTCTGAACGCCTCCAAGAAGAAGTGCGACTGCGAGACGTGCGACTGCGACCCTTGTGAGTGCACCAAGGAGGAGGAAGCCCAGGAGGACCAGTAAAGATTTTTCTAAACTAAAAATAGAACATGGGCATTGCACCAGAAATATGGGGTCCCAACCTTTGGGGAACTCTCCACCTTTTGTGTTTGGCCGGAACTATTACACCCAATTTTGTTCAAGAATTCGCAAGTGTTATCCCGTGTCCTATGTGTGCTGGACACTTTGCAGGGGTTCTGAAAGAGAACCCTTTACCCGAGTCGGGCGATCCGCTCGTTTTGTTCAGGTGGTCTGTTCACGTCCATAACCTTGTCAATGCTCGTCTTGGAAAACCCATTCTTGAACCCGAACAGGCCATGATGCGATGGACCACAAAGACTCCCACCCCACCCTCTCAATTTGATTTCAAAATTGTTATCATCTTTCTTCTTTTGATCGCTTTGGTTTTTATGTTTGTTAAAAAGTAAGTTTTTAACGGCACCAAAGGTGCCTCGTGGCGCCGCAGTAACAAACTCATATAAGGGAAGGGAACCTTCGGTTCCCGTCGGATCATAGATCCTCCTCCTTCGGGCTCAAATTATATTAGTCTATATAAATGGCCGGTGGTCTCTTTCCCGGACACCCATTTGCACTCAATATTAAGTGTATCATCTTTACAGCGATTCTTGCCGGTGGATATTGGTACCTTCCACACAAGAATCTCTGGGTTCTCGCCTTTCTCATATGGGCCCCGTATATCGCCCTCGCGTGGTACGACTATTCGTACGACTGCAAAGACAAACTCAAACCGACCCTCGTGCCTTTTGGTCGGTACATTTGGCTTCCCTTCAAACCTCCAGGGTACAAGGCGGAGTTTGATAAGCTTCCACCCGAACAGATCGAGGCAATGAACAAGCTTGACCATTTGGTCCTGTGGACGGCACTGGCGGCGGGCACTGCTTATTTTCTTGTGAAAAAGTAGAGAACATGCAGGCGCCAAGCCCAAATCCAGTCGCCCCCGCCCCCATGAATCCAGTGGTTGTAGCACCTCCCCCGGAAAAGACGAGCGAAGCGATGAACATTGGCGTTGGCGTTGGTGGAACGTCGTCGGCGTGTCTTTTATTGATTCTTGCACTGTCAGTCGGTCGCCGTCTCACGAAGAACGGCGCTCCGGCGCGAGTTCCCCCGGGATGGGCAACGAATGGGTTTGAAAAATTAGCCCTCCTTGGAAAGGGTGGACTCATCGCAGCCCTCATCGCTCTAGCAACAATCAACGGAAACGTCTCGTATGTGGCTCAGAACCCGACCAAGTTTATGCAAGACGCTCTCGCGACTGGTGGGTTTGGCGCGATTGCCGCCGTGTTCCTGACCTTGACCCGTGGTCGCCGAGATCTCTTTTTTAACCACCTTATTTTCGCCTTTATGCTCTTTTTCCTGTACCACGTGTGTCGTGAGTTTGCCGGGTACTTTACCATCTTCGGGACCGAACAAAAGACGACCAAGATTGAAAAACAGGAGGCTAAATTGACAAAACCCGTCTTGATTGCGGGGGGCGCTCTTGCACTTCTTGCAATTATTTTGGCCTTGGTGTCACGGGCTTCACCGGACTACACGCAGGGCATTTTCAAGAGTCTAGGCCCTTCGATGGCCCTTGGTCTCGAGACGGCGATTTTCGTCGCCATCGTGACGGTCGGTGAGATTATCGTAGCGAAGAACCATGGAGACCCCATAGGTCCCGCAATTGGAACAAGCGCCGTCATATTCACATTGGCACACCTCGTGCTCCAGGCGGGCGGGTTTTACGATCATCTGTACAAGACGGCTCACGTCGTTGCCAATTCGGTTGAGAACGCCGTGAAGAATGTCAACGCCAACGCCTTGAAACAGGCCTAAAGGTATCAAGCGTATTTTACATAACCAAATGCAATATGAACGTCTGTCCCATGTGGAACACATCCTTAAGCGGCCAGACACTTACGTGGGTTCCCTTCAACCCGAGTCCTCCACTCAGTGGACCCGAGTTGCCAGCCATTTTGAACCTTCTGTATGTGTGGTATCTCCTGGGCTGGTGAAGATTTTCGATGAGGTTCTGGTCAATGCGATTGATCAGTACTCTTTGTACCCCAAGAAGGTTTCACAGATTCACGTCCATGTTTCAGACAACACAATTTCTATTGAAAATTGGGGAGTCGCCATCCCGATCAAGAAGCATGAGCGCGAGAGGAGTTCTGACGGAACTCCTCTCTGGATTCCCGAACTCATCTTTGGACACCTTCTGACCAGTTCAAACTATAACGATGATGAGCAACGGGTCACGGGTGGGAGGAACGGGTACGGTGCGAAACTCGCAAATGTATTTTCAAACAAATTTTGGATTGTAATTAGCGATGGGAAGAAGACGTACCGCCAAATGTGGCACGACAACATGAGTCGGTGTGATGCCCCCGTCATCGAGTCCTCGTCCGACGGGGTCTATGTTCGGGTCGGGTTTACGCCCGATCTCAAGAGGTTCGGTGGACACGGCGACTTTTTCAAGGTGGCTGAGAAGCGAACCTGGGACGCGGCTTTGTGGTGTCCCAAGGCCAAGGTCTATTTTAATTCAAAATTGATCCAAGTCCCAAGCCTCGAGGAGTATACCAAGATGCATGGTCTTGTTGCCTATGGGTCTACGACTCTGAAGTTGACGGATGGGGCCTATATGAATGTGGTCATAGGACACTCCACTTCGGGGGGTTTCCAGCAGTGCTCGTGGGTCAACGGTATTGCAACAACAAAAGGTGGGTCCCACGTGGACAAGGTCGTACAGGCACTTGTGAGTGAGATCCAAAAGGACAAGAAGTGTGCGACCCTCAAGCCCACCCAAATCAAGTCATCCCTCTTTGTCTTTGTCAGTGCAGTCATCATCAACCCGACATTCAGTAGTCAAACCAAGGCGGAGTGTACTTCAAAAATTTCCGATACACCCAATTTTCCACCAAAATTCATCAAGGATGTCTTTGCCTCCGGTGTTCTGGACGACTTGATCTCCAAGGGGCTGGCCGTGGTTGACAAGGAACTCAAGAAGACAGATGGGTCCAAGAAGAGTCGTATTACGGGCGTTCCCAAGCTGGACGATGCGAACTGGGCCGGAACGCACAGGAGTCACGAGTGTACTCTTATCGTGACGGAGGGTGACTCGGCGAAAGCCCTTGCCATTGCCGGTCTGAGCGTTGTAGGCAGAAACGCGTTCGGCGTGTTCCCACTCCGGGGCAAGCCTCGCAATGTTCGAGATGCGTCGGTAAAGCAAGTGACTGATAATGAGGAGTTTAGCAGTTTGAAAAAGATCCTTGGGCTCCAACATGGCAAAGTCTATAATTCGCTAAGAGATTTGCGGTACGGCCGACTCATGATTATGACGGATGCTGATTTGGACGGGAGCCATATCAAGGGTCTGGTCCTGAACATGTTTCACGTGTATTGGCCCAAGCTGATTGAGTTGGGATTCATCGTGAGTATGGTGACCCCAGTGATCAAGGCGGGCAAGACCTGGTTCTTCACGGAGGAAGCGTATCGGCAGTCGCTTGCGACTGGCGCCGGCGAAGCCAGTTCTGGAAGGGCCTCCGGCCCACGGACCGCAAGCGGTCCGGTGAAATACTATAAGGGTCTGGGTACATCAACAAGCGCCGAGGCCAAGGAGTATTTCAAGCAAATTGATAAGTTGACCGTGGCGTTCGGGGCGGACAAGGACATGAATGAGTCTATGATGTTGGCGTTTGCCAAGGCTCTGAGCGACGACCGGAAGGAGTGGCTCACGAAACACATGGCGTCCCCACCACCCTGTGTGCCGTACGGGCAGGTTGCGAAGCTGTCCGTGTCTGATTTCATCCACAGAGATCTCGCCAACTTTAGTGCCGAGGACATCAAGCGAAGCATCCCACACGTGGCGGACGGTCTCAAGCCGAGTCAGCGGAAGGTCATCTACGCGTGTCTCAAGAAGGGGCTCACAAGCGACATGAAGGTGGCTCAGCTTGCGGGTTACGTGGCTGAGCAAACTGCGTACCACCACGGCGAAGCCAGCCTCCAGGGCACGATCGTGAACCTGGCCCAGAACTTTGTGGGTGCGAATAACCTGAACTTGCTCGAGCCTTCGGGGCAGTTTGGGACGCGGCTGGCGGGTGGGAAGGACGCGGCGAGTTCCAGGTACATTTTCACGCGTCTGAGTCCCGTAACGAAACGCATCTTCCATCCGGCCGATAATGCGGTTCTGAAATACGTGGTGGATGACGGTCAACAGGTCGAGCCCGAGTACTACGTGCCTGTGCTTCCTATGATTCTCGTGAATGGTGCTGAAGGGATCGGCACGGGCTTCAGCTGTTACGTGCCTCCGTATGACGTGCAAGTCATTAAGCACAACATCCAGTGTGCCTTGGACCAAGTGGCGATGGCCCCGATGGTCCCACACTTCAAGGGGTTCCGGGGCCGTACTACAAAGACCAAGGACCATACGTGGGCTCTAGAAGGGGTCGTGGAGCGTGAAGGGACCCAGTTCCACGTCACGGAGTTGCCACCGGGCAAGTGGATCCAGGACTTCAAGGAACACCTGGACGACCTTGTTGAAAAGGGGACGATCCAAAAGTACGAAAATCACTCGACAGAGACCCAACCGGACTTTCGGATATGGGGGGCCAGTTTCACGGATGAAACTGCCCCGAAAGAGCTGGGCCTGACCAAGACGATACACACAAGCAACATGTACTTGATAGCCTCAAATGGGGCCGTGAAAAAATACAACAGCCCTGAAGAGATTCTGGTGGATTACGTAGACATTCGGCTCCAGGTGTACAAGAAACGCAAGGCGTGGCTTCTCAAGGAATTTGATTCTGAAATTGAGTGGCTCAGCGAGAAGGCTCGGTTCATCACGGGGGTGATCAACGGAGGCCTCAAAGTTCTGAACGTTCCACTGGCTCAAGTCCAAGAACAGCTGACCAAGTCCCAATTTAAGGAGGAAATTTGGGAGAAGCTCATGGACATCAAGACGTACCAATACGTGGCGGAAGAGGTCAAGCGTCTCCAAGACTTGGTCGCAAAGCGCAAGGCGGAGAGGGACACGCTCAAGGAGACGAGTGTGATTCAACTGTGGAAGAATAATCTGAGCGAGTTGTAGATGCGGAAAGCATTCCAAAATGTACTTGTACTTGAAAAACAAGTTCAAGCATCTATATTCAATCTTTTTAATAAAACTGTAGGAGCGTCACCCCCTCCCCCTGTTTCAGTCCCAAGCACAACAGGAGCGCCAGCACCACAACAAACACCTATAGCTCTTTCACCCATTGACGTGAATGGATTTTACAAGGTGACCGGTCCGACTCAAGTGACGTTTTACGCAACGACAGATGTTCCCACAATTCCCGTGGGCGCAGGATGGACGGGCGATGGGTTCACAGGAATTTTGGGACAAATTCAAATTATAGGAGTTTCAAAATCTGCAGGGGATACAGACTATGGAGCCTACAAATGGTCATTTATTCTTCAGACGGATACCGACCAAAACATACAAGGAACTCAACAAGCTACAGGAGCGATTCTTTATCCACCAAACCAGCTCCAATACAAAAACAAACGGACGCAAGTTCCTGTATATGGGTACTATGTAGTCGATCAGAACATTGTCATGTTTTACTTTTCAGCGCCTCCGCCGCCACAGACGGCTACCGGATGGCTCATCACGGGCCTTCCGACGTTCAGTGCTCCCATGCAGCTCACATCCTATTCTCAGAACATACAAGGATCAACGTTTGCAACACTCGTTCCGACTGACGGGAGCGTGCCACAAAACAACACCATTCCCGTATACGTGAATGGTGTTCCGGCAATGATTCAAGAGCCTTTGTTTACAAACACTTTCGTCCCTGGAAAGTTTACAAGTTACGTACCTCCCGAAACAGTAAACGGAATACCGAACGTACAGGTCCAACTCAATTCGAACGTTCACGTCGGAAACTATCCAGAACAACGTCAGCTCAACACGGATGTGGAATGGCAAGATCCTCAACCTGGAACTCGCCTCTTTCCGGAAAGCAAGTACATTGAGGAAAAGAACAAAGGGTTCAGTTCGGGGTCCGTCTTGGCACTTCAGGCTGCGGGCCCTCAAGAAAAGTACCTTTGGACCGATGAAATGAGTAAATCACAGTGGAACCCGGCGTTCAAGCGATACTCTAACTTTGTCATGTATCAACGCGTGTACCCTTTTCCACCTCCAAACCCTTCGTATCAGGGTTCAGTCGTTCAGATTGAGCTTCGCCCGACCGAGTTGGGCCACCTCATTTCAAACATGTACCTCTCCGTCACTCTCCCAGCCCTCCCCGCGGGTACAGGGTACACACCAAACGTCGGCCGAGCTCTTCTGAAACAGGTGGATCTCCTCGTGAATGAGACGGTCGTTGAAACCTTGTACGATGACTGGTACGTTATTCGGGACCAGATGTTCTTGGATGCTGATGAACAGTACGGGCTTCAGACGGCCCTGAACGTGCCGGCCGCTTCACCGGTCACATATCTTGGAACAGGTGGTAATTCTACAATAATATCTTCAAGTAACGTTGTTCACACGTTTCTGAACAGTAATTCATTCACTTTAAATTACGGAACATACGTGAACCTTACGGTTGTTGGAGGCGGCGGTGCGGGGGCGAGTGGAACATACACCTCGAACATAACAAGTAATATTAGCGGAGTCCTAAGTGTTCCTTCTACTTTTACGGTTCAAATGTCAAACACGGTTGGTGCGTACGTAGGTGCAAACGCATATATATCTGTGACAAACGCGCCAGCTTTTACGACAAACTTCTACGTTTCATCGTTTACGTCATCGAGTGTAACTTTTACCACTTTTGGTTCAGGGTCTATATGGTCGAACATTATCCCAAGTTCGAGTAACACCATAACATTCTTTAACGGAAATGGAGGCGGAGGCGGAGGTATCCTGAACCAGTCTTCAGTGTTTCTACCAGCCGGAACGTATAGCGTGACAGTTGGTTCGGGGGGAACCCCTACAACAATAAACGGAGGTCTTTCGAGTTTTTCAGGCGCAGGAGTTTCATATAACGCAAGTGGAGGGTTCGGCGGAGCTCTTGGTGGTGCGTCAGGAACGGCGTTCACGTCAAATGCATCGTATCAATACCTTTCAAGTATCGTGTACCAGTCTGGTGGCGGCGCGAGCTCACAGGCAAACGTTACGACGGGTACAGGTGCGAGTGCTTTCACGACTGCAGCGACACTTGGAAGTGGTGGAAACGGATACGCGTTGAGTAACGTAATAAACTTTAGTAATTCCACGAGTACAGGTTTCTTCTACGTCGGGGGAGGTGGCGGCGGGGCCTCAAACACATCCATTACTGGCACCCTTGTGACTCCCGGTGGTTTAGGCGGAGGCGGTGGCGGGTCGAGTAACGTCACTGGATTTTCTTCTCAAAATACAGCGGCTATTTCAGGGACGACGAATACGGGCGGTGGTGGCGGGGGTGCTTTCGGTACAACACCAGGTTCCGGGGGTTCAGGACTCGTTATCGTTACATACACGACTCCTCAAAGTATCGTACCATCAAGCACGATTACCATCCCTCTCGAGTTTTTCTTTTGCCGCAGGCATTCACACAACAATAAAGGGCGTGAGCGCCTTCGTAAACCCTATTTACCCACGTGCGCCATGTGGGCTCAGCGCCTGTACGTGCGTTTCACTTTTCAGCCCAACACGTGGTGGTGTAGCGCACCCGTTTCAAACAAAACAGACGTGTACCCTCCAGGAACGACTTTATGGCCGAACCTCATCACAGAGGAAATTCTTTTGGAAAACGCAGAGAAGTTGTACTACCAAAACACACCTCTCAAGTACATTGTGAATCGTGTCCAAAAGGAGTCCGCCCTCTCGTTTAATAGTACAACAACGACTCTCCAATTGACGGCGAATTATCCAGTTCAGGTCTTGGCGTGGTTTTTCCGAAACAAGAGTTACGAGAATATAACAGACGGCCGATACTACGCCTCTCGGTACAGTTACGGGTACTCGACGCAGTACATTAAAACGGGTATTCAGCTCCAGTTTCCTTCAGGAACATCAAACTTTGTGGACGTGATTAATAATGCCAAGATTACGTTGAACAACGTGGACATTCTGAGTACGTTCCAGGGGTCCCTGTATTACTCGTTCAAGCAGCCTACGGAACACTACCTTTCTATTCCTTCAAAAAACATCTACATGTATTCTTTCGGGCTTACTCCGAAAGAGTACAATCAGGGGGGGTACTTGAATTTTTCAAAGTTAAATTCACAAACAACATACCTTCAATTGAACTTCAATCCATCATACACAAATCAGCTTATATCTGGATACAACTTATACATGTTTTATTATGGGTACAGTCTGTTGCAATTTCAGGGTGGTTTTGCTTCCCTTCCGTTTCTGTGAGCTTTCGAAGAGCGTCTACAATACCGTTGGAAATTGCCCAACGCAAAAAGTTCAGTTGGGCGCACGTGGTGGTCAACCCCTGAAAGTCTATACGCTCGGTCCGACAAAATGGATCAAAAAGCTTTTTACTGTACCCGTCGAGGCTCGACTTGTATGCCACGTGTACCGTAAAGACCTTGCCGTTCGGGGCCGTAAAAGACACGTGGTTCACCTTGGAATAATTTGTCACAAACCACTCGAGCTTGCGGAGAGACGGCCCCTTTCCGTGACCTAAAATGTCATGGAGCTGTTCACGATTCTCCGGAACCTCGAAAAACTTGGTTAGGCTAGACAAAAGAAGATCACTTTTGCTTCCCATTAATCAATTTTAGTTTGAAATCTCTAAGTCTGGTCAATCCCAGGGTGCCGCCACTTCTTCCTCTTCCTTTGTTTCGGGTGGTTTGTAATGCGGACACTGTTTCTGATGGAAGCCGCAGTATCCATTCTCTTGAGGCTTTTTTAAACACCTCTGCTTACTCTTCAGAATACCTTTGCAGCAGCTCCCTTCAACCCGTACCGTATCTTTGATGAGCCTCTCGATGGGAATCTCGTAGAGCCGAGAAACCTCCTCGAGAACAGCCCTGGACTTGAGATTGACGCGACGCTCCACTTCGTCTTCTATGGTTTGAAGAATCTGTTGTTGATACGCCTCCATACCTACTATACGTTTGGAGCTTTTAAGGGCTTTGAGAACCGGGCCAGGAAGGCTTTCCGCGCCTCCACCTCGGCAGAACTCGACGTCTTGACCATGAATTTCTTGTCAAAGATGAGATCGGCGCTGACTAGGGGTTCTAGAAGATCCTGTACGGGCTTTTTGAACTGGTTCGTAAAGTAGTACTGATAATCGAGCGGTACCGCGTGGTCGCGAGCCCATACGGGGTCCTCGGTCTTTTCATACATCTTCCCGTCACCCTTGACGATGACAAAGGAGACGCGATCACCCTGTTGCGGCTCCGAACCCGGAGTGCGTTCACGCATCTTGTTCCTGACCGTGACGTGAGGCTGAGGCACCTTGTATTCGGACGCGAGTTGCTTACTCATCAAGAGCTTTTCAGTGGGGACTTCACCGGCCATCAGTTTCCTCGCCGCATCACGTGCAAATGTGATGACGGGCGTCGGATCACTTGAGTTGAGCATCAAGTCGAGAAGACTCTTGAGTGTTTCACGCACGTACGGACACGAGTCTCGCCGGACCACCTGGAGTCCCTTGATGTCAATCTTTTTGAACACCACTGCGTCCCCTTTTTTTTCGTATAGACGACCTGCATATCTCTTTTTTGAATATAGAAAGTATCCTGAATAAACTTTTTCAAGCTCAAGGTCGTTTGGCGCCTTGAAGAGCTTTGTGCACTGTTCGGCCGCCTGTTCGCCCAGTTGCCACGAGTAGTCGATCGCGTCTTGCCCTTTGCGACCTTGAACATCAAACTCGACCATGACGGAGTCCGTGTCCCCGTACCGCACCTTGGCACCGGGAAAGTTCGCCTCGACGTAATTCTTCGTCTCCTCAATCATTTGGCGACCACGCATCGTCACGGTCGAGGCGATGGCGACGCACGGCAACATCCCCTTTGACGCGCCCGTAAACCCGTAGATGGAATTCATGCTCACCTTGTACGCGAGCTGCTGACCGTTATAGATCGCCTCCATGGGTGTTCCCTCGTGTTGTGCCATCAACTTTTTGGCCTTTTTGCGGAACGCCTTGAGGTCTGACAAGATGACTGGAAGCAGACTGGGAACGTTCTGAGCAAACTTGTGCGGCCCATACGCCTCGTACTCGACACCCTCCAGATTGTCGTACTTGGGGTCCATGACGAGGGTCGAGAAACACAGGTTGTGTGCGCACATGATGGACGGGTACAGAGACGCAAAGTCCAAGGCTGTGATGGGCCCGTAGTACGCACCCGTTTGGGCTTCAAGCACGGTCGCACCCTGGTACCCTTCGGGCTCGGTTCCAGGGCCATCTGGATCAGATGGCCCCCTCTTGAACGTCGGAATGATGAAATTGAGTTCCCGCGCCTTCTTTGCCATTTGAGAAAACACCTTGATTTGTTGTCCCCGTTCACTGAGGAATGAGAGAGGGACCCAGCAGGCTTTCGCCATCTCAATCTGGTTCTGGATTTGACACAGTTTGTCCATGAGCTTGTGTGGCAAGACGGTATCCTGAATACAATAGGCGGCAACCTCGCCGAGTCGGACCGGATCACCTTCCGCGTACCGACCAAAGATTTCCCTGACGGGCATATCGTTCTTTTGGTCCTTGAGAAAGTGCTTTGACACGTTGTTGAGTGAATAGGACTCGAGCTTGTGTTCGCGCTTGACATCCTGAAACAGGTCAAAGACGTATCGTCCCTTCATAGGGGTCATTTTCAAAAGGTTGTTTCCAAGAGCCGAACTCGAAAGGTTCTTTTCTATGACTTTTTCGATCGGTTCATCCTTGACTCGGCCCCATACGGTACTCGCGCCCCGAAGCGCTGCCCGAACGTGCAGAAACTCGAGATCGAACCCGAAGATGTTCCACCCCGTAATGATATCCGGGTCCGTCTTGATAAGATACTTTTGGAACGCGTCGAGGAGCTCACGCTCCGTCTCGAACGATTCGAGGTCTGGACCCGTGCTCTTTTTTAGACACAAACACTTGCGATCGATCCACCCGTCCTTTCCAAACGCCTTGGTGGTCATACCAATCTGAAACACAACGTCCTGTGGGTTCCGAGGGTCGGGGAACGCGCCCGTTGATGAATAACACTCGATATCAAACGACATGATTCGCAGGGGTGCGACATCGTCCCGCGCAACAGGCTGAATAAACCGCCAGTTTGGTGCCCAGAGATTGACATCACACGTCGTCTTGATATCGGGCTCACACAGACCCGGGTCGATCCACCCCGTCGAGGAACACCCAGACACGTGCATAAACCGCAAGACCGGGTCGATGTTGGACTCATACACGCGGCACCCGGACAGTTCGGGAAACTTGGCGTTTTCCACCGACCACGCAAGGCCACGGAGGTGTCTGTGCGTCTTGAACGTCACCTGAATGAAATCAGAGAGTTCTCCGTTCTGGAATCCCCAAAGATCTTTGGCGCGTTTATGTTCGGCTTTCCAACACTTGGTCTTGACGAAGTTCAAGAGGTCTTGTGTCAATTTTTTAGGTTTGATGAAAAAATAAGGTTGGAACGGTGTTCCCAACGAAACCGATTTACCATCCGCCGCTCTTCCGAATATGCGTATGGTAAACTGATCATCTATGTCTTGACCCTCCCAAGCGACAGCCTGAAAGGGTTCCATTTATTTATGAAACGTTTTGAAGTTTTAAGCTCTACACCCCGGCCACCTTGTAATACCCACCCGTCGAGCCAAAGCCTGCATCCCCGCGCTCCGTGTCAGGGACGTGCGCCGTCTCCACAACATCAGCCACCGTACAATTCTCCAGAATGAGCTGGGCAATACGGTACCCCGGGCGAATGACAAAGGGCTGCTGCATATCCAGATTCTGCAGAACCACCTTGACCTCGCCCGTATAGTCTGGGTCGATCACACCCGCAAGAGTGTCCAGACCGTGCTTCACGGCCAGTCCAGAGCGAGGTGCAATACGTCCATAAGTTCCTGGCGGGAGCTGAATTGAGATACCTGTGGAGACGACCACACGGCGACCTGGGAGAACGACGTAGCTATCAGTGCTGAAAAGGTCGTAGCCAGCTGCCCCGCTTGAGCCGCGGACAGGGAGCTGGGCGTTTGGAACAAGCTTAGTAACATTGAGCGCCATTGTAGCATTTAAAAGGTGGCAACCTTTAAATACGTATATGGAGGCGTATCTCGAATGGTTCCGACGCGACTTGGCGTACCGTGCGTACATACGTGCCAAACGTACGTTAGAGAATTAAGACGCGCATGGAGTATTATGGCTGGGTTCCAAACAAAGACATTCACGAAACACGATGATTACATGACCCCCAAGTCAGCTTGGGAGGCGATCAAACAATACGTTCCCAAGAACAAGGTCGTTTGGGAACCCTTTTATGGTGACGGGCGGTCCGGTCAAATTTTAAGAGAAATTGGGTTTGAGGTTATTCACAGGGACGAGGATTTCTTTCAAAATAATCACGGGGACATTATCGTTTCAAACCCGCCATTTACACTCACATCACAAGTTCTGGAACGGCTCGTCGAACTGGGCAAGCCTTTCATACTCATTATGCCCGCCCCTAAACTTTTTACACAATACGTACGAAAGCTTTTCGCCAAGGCTGACCCGCCCATCCAGATTATCATACCTCGTAAGCGTATCCAGTTTATTAAACTTGTGGATGGTCAAGTCCCCGAAGACTATGAGAGCAAGTGCAACTTTGACTGTTTTTATTATTGTTGGAAAATTGGGTTGCCTCGGGACATTGTTTGGTTAGAGAACTGAGACGTGTTAATAAATAGATGGCGTTCAAAACACTTCTCCTCGACGTGGATGGAGTTCTTTTGCGGGACAAAAACCTTCTGGAGCACGTTCAACACAATTGCGCGTCGTATGTTCGCTCAAAGCTTCCCGAGTGTAAAGACCCATACGCCGTGAATCGCGTTCTGTACCTTGCACACGGACACACGGCTCGTGGGCTTCAGCGTGTGTTCAAGGCGGACGTATCCGATTTTAACCAAAAGGTGTATGATAAGCCTCTTATGAATCACTTGGCGGACGTTATCGATACGGCTGATTTTCAGTACGAGGCGGCTCAGATTCACGAATTGACAAACGAAGGCTGGAACGTCAAATTGTTTACGAACGCACCATGGGTATGGGCATCCAAGGTGGCGTTGGCTATTGGGGACACGGTCTCTGTGACGTGTCCCGGAAACCCCGAAGATAGCCCTTTGAAACCCGAGCCCGAGGCGTACATGTTCGCGCAACACCACCTGAACGTCTTTGTTGATGATTCACTCAAAAATCTGGGGACGGCTCGGTACTTGGCGAATTGGCAGTGCGTCCATTTCAACGAAGGTCCCAAGGAACCCACCCCCTGGTGTCCCCAGATCGGGTCCGTATGGGAACTGAGTCTTTTGGCGCGGTCCATCGACACACTGATGGAACGGAATAATTCTATTTGTAAAGAATAGATGACGCCCACAAACTTTGAAAAGTTTAGTCGGGCACTTTTGTTTGTTACTCGAAACAACAATAATTTGCGTATACACACGAACAAGTACGGAGCCGAACTCAAGTATGGAAACAATACGTATCTTCGGTTTTCCAACCAGAACGGGAAGGTCTGGGCGTGGAAAGGTCAGACGGCGCCGAACAAGTATCAACAAGGGATCGGGAAACGGCTCCGGAAGTATGGGGTCAATGCCGCAATCCTCGCCGGTGTGCCTCTTTATCACGAGGGAATAAACGTGAGGAACCAAGTCCCTTTCATGAGTATGCCTATTTCCACGCGAATTATGAGG